AACAGCTCGTGCAGCGACGGCATTGAGCGTTGCAATTCCTGCGGTTGCAGCCGCTGGTACATACGACATCACTAACCCAGAAGAAGCATTCCGTCCCAAGGGGTACGCACAACGCTATTCACCTGTTGGGGCAGAAGATCGTCGCCAAACAGCACAAGTACCGCAAGAATTATTTGAACGTTTCTTCCTGGGACGTACAGGCGATCCACTTAAATACGCCACAGCAAAACAAGAGATTCCTGATCTTACGCCAGAACGTTACGGCAATTACATGAATTTCTTGTACCAAGACAAAGGTTTACTCGGGTTAGGGATTGTGAAGGGCACCATGGAAAATCTGGAGGGCAAACCCGAGCTTCGGATGTTGGGTTATCCGGTGAATGCCCCGATGGTTGGTGCATTTGCCCTTGGAACAGCAGCCGCCAATATTGCAGGACGTACGGGTAAAACACCCGGCCAACGCATTGCACGCGCCGTGACGGGAGGCTTAACAGGTTCCCTGACGGGTATTGCAGCTGGTAATGCGGTCAATGAAGTTGTTGCGGCAGCTAATCGTCCAACTCTTCCAACAACAGCTGAATATCAAAACATTACTCCTGGTAAAATCTAATTAAAGAAGTATATTAAATTAATGGCCAATACCATTCCAGATCCCTGGAGCACAGCGGCAGTAGGAGCCTCCAGCCAATACAGCAATATCCTTCCAAGTGCCGCTGATAAGGGTGTTGGTTTCCAGGAGCGTCTTCTGAATCGTCTCCGTGGCGCAAAGCAAGCCGTTGCTACCGCCGCCCCTGGAGTTGCTGCTTCTGTTGGCGCTGCCCCTCTTGGTCGTTATGCCACCCTTGGTACAGCTGGTGTGATGGCGGCACAACAACTTGGCCAGGGCAATGTCCTTGGTGCCGTTGCTGAAACCGGCGGTGCTCTTCTTGGGGGCGCTGCGGCAGGTCGTCTTGCGGGCAGTGTTGCAGGCATGCTTCCTGGCCCTCTTGGCGCTGCGGCTCGCATTGCGCTTCCGATTGCTGGCTCCTTGTTTGGTGGTCAGATTGCAGGTGGTTTAGCAGGTGCTGCAAAAGCTGAAACCGAAAAGCCAACCGCAGAGCCCCTCTACATCCCTGGCACCAACATTCCACTGAATCAGTCGGCGCAATACGAAAACGTTCGTAATCGCGATCTTGCGTATCAACTGCGTGCTTCTAAAGCATCTGGCGAGCAAGATCTTCAGCTCAATCGTCAGTACATGGCAGACGCTCGCAATGACGAAATCCTTCGTCAAAAAGCAATGCTGCCGCTACAAGAGCAAATTAACCGCAGCAATCTTGTCAATGCTCAGGCAATGCTTGCTTCTCAGACAGCTGCTTATCAACAGCTGGGCCGCACCGCAGGCATGTTTAAGTTAGCTCAAGGTGCACAAGCTGAGACCGGCGCAACTCTTCGTACTGCAATCAGCCAGAATCCTTACATCGGCGCAACTTTGTCTGCTCCATCCATTAGCTTTGGTTGATCATGGCAAATCCCACAACAATTCAACAGGGAGCTAATCTTGGTATGTGGAAAGCACCTGAGGGTGTAGATCCAACCACAGCATTTACCCTGGAGCGGTTATTTCCTTCGTTGACTCCAGACCAGCAGTTTGAACAAAACAAAAGAATGCTGGATTATATGGATGAACTCCAAACTAGGCAAGCTGAAAAACGCCAAAAACTTGGAGAGCAAAGCACTAAAAAAGCGTTGCTTTACAGCATGCTTGCAAAGCTGCCTGAGCAGATTGCAAACGCAGCAAGTCCCTATGGTGGCCCCGCCGGTGCGTACATGGCGTATGAAGGAATGTCTCGGGTTCCAGCAATCTTCTCTGAAACCTTGCGATCTACTCCGCAAATGAACATCAGCTTCCCTGGTTCAAGCGTATCGCAATTTAGATACTTCAATTGATTACAACAAGTAGAATATAAAATTATGGACTGGTGGAAAACAGGTTTCTCGTTAGATAAACCTCTGGTCGACACCAGTGCTGCTGGAGCAAACAAAATGGCTTTTGGTTGGGACGATGCATTATTGGGAGCGGGTACTGCGCTCTCTGGTGCATTTGGCATGTTTGGTCAAAACAGACAGGCTGCCACACAAGCTGAAATCAGTAATGCCCAATTAAAAGCTCAAAGAGCAGCTCTTAAGCAAGGCATTCTTCAGCAGCGTGAGCAGGCAAAAGGTCAGCTTGGTGCTGGAATGTGGAGCCAAATCTTTGGTGCCACCACTGCTCCACAAGCTGAACTTGAGCGTCAGTTGTTTGCCAAACGCACCGAACTTGGTGAGTTTCTTCCAAAAGAAGCAGCTTTTGGCCGTGAGCAAGCACGTTGGGAAACTGGTTTTGCAACCGATCCTTTGGCCAGACTTCAACGCAGGCAAGAACGTTTGGGTAGACTGCAAGAAACAATTGCAGGCTATCGAGCACAACCAACAGGTATGTTTGGTCGTATTGCTCAAGCTCCTATCGAATCTTTAATGGTGTAATCACATGGGCGGCGGCGGAACACGAGTTTCTTATAAAGCTCCTAAGATCCCTAAGGACAACACAATGGAGTTGTTCCTGAAGTATCAACAGGATCAGGATCAACGTCTGCGCGATGAACAGGCTGCGCAACAAGCAAGAGAAGAATCCGCTGCTGCAGCACGCAAGCAAGCAGGCTCTCTTGGTTATTCCGGGTTGCGTTCTGGCGTTGAGCAACAACTCCGTCAAGGTTTAATCGGTTACCAAGATGCTACTCAGCAGCTGCGCGATTACGCTGCTAAATACGATCTAACGCCTCCTGAGCAGGACATCAGTTCTTTAACTAATATCTATACCCAGGAGCTTCTCCCTGGCCGCCGCAAGACCGGAATCAGTTCTGCATACGAAGAAGTCTTGGGCCGCCAAGCAACAGAAGAAGAACAGGCTAAAGCGATGGAACGCTTTAGTCAGGGTTACTATAGTGACGTTTCCGAATTAAGAGATTCTTTATATAAGAGCGGTGAGTATCAAGATAAGTACAACCAAAGCTATCTTGACAATTATTACGACACGATGTTTGGCAAACAGACTGTCGATGAAACCGGTAAAAAAACAGGTAAACGTACTTTTACTTTTGCTAAAAATCTTCTTCCTTCTCAACAAGAAGGCCTTCAAGGTGCAACAGGAATTACAACACCTGACTTTGGAGAGTCCTTCACTGGCACAGCTGCCGAAATTGAAGCACAACAACAAAATATTCGAGACACCCGTCAATACCTTTACAGCGCTGGTTTGACCAATCTTCAAGGTGAGATTGACAAACAAACCCAGAAACTAAAAAATGAAGGTATGAAAGAAGTTCAGAAGATCTCCTCCTTTGGCAATGTTGCCTCTAACCTGGTTTCAGGTTTCTGGGGCTAATATACTGTTGTTATAATTAATTTAGTCAATCGTTTAAATATGACTACGACTCCTACGGCTCTTACCCAAACGGGTTCTGATGCAGCTAAAGATTTTGATATCAATCGTTTTGAGCAGCTCCTTCAGCGTCTCGAGGCTTCCAAAGGTCGTCAACAGCGTCAAAAGTCTGTTGAAGGTCGTCGTGATATCTTTGCTCAAGGTCTTGCTTCGATGATGAGCAACTTCTGATTTTCTCTTGTAAAATTTATAAGCCATGTCCAGCAGTATTCCCTCCGGGCAAACCGATGTTGATGATTGGTTTGATTTAGATAAATATCGCCAAGCTGCTGGCGTGGCCTACGAATTTTCCAAAAAGAAAATGGAGACTGCTGGTGAGCAGGAACGTGAGACCATCGGTAAAGGAGCACAAGAGCAACGCGCCTCAGGCGAACAAGCTCAGCGCTTCAGCGAATCGGACGAAGCAAGGGATTACCGACAGGCCCAACGCGCTTATCGATATTGAGATCTTTGACTCCTGGGCCGATAATCTCGATTCATCGTCTCAAGAGTCATTTTTCGCTTTTGCTGCAGACAATTACTCTGTAATTGAAATCTTCCTTTATGCCAGGTTCCTTGGTTATAACGGAAGTATTGTTGCATGTGATCTTTGGGTTAAAGACAATTACGTTAAGCCAGATCATCGCAAAAAACTCCTCTATGAAATTGAGGAGATGCAAGAAGATATTCGTAAATTGCGTGATGCTGTAGAAGAAGGATCTGTAAAACGTGATGCAGGTGTTGCACGTATTGCAGCTATGCAAAAAGAACTCCGTGGGACAATATCTCAGGTAGAAGACTTTACTTCAATGAAAGATCGCAAGGGTCTTTTAATGGCAGGAGCAGATCGTGCAATACGAGAACTTATGTTTATTTTCAAGGATGATCCTATTGAAGGCCCTTTGGAAGAAGCAACAATGAGTGTTTGGTCTCGCATGCAACTAGAAGAATAGTTGTTTTAAAATATTTAAATAATAAATAGACTGTTATGGGCGCCGGAAGACCGATTTCAATGGCTGGCCAAAACCCTGGTCAAGTGAACCCAGAAAGCCTTGGTCGACGCCCCGCTGGCGCTGACATACAAGAGGCACGTAAGCGGCAAGATATTGCTCGCAGGATGCAAGCCTTGTCTCAGCCTGGTGGTATGCCGCAAAAGGCAGAAGAGTTCCGTCAAGATATTGAACGCCAACGCGCTGAGCGTGCAGGCATTCGTCTTGGTCCTGGCACCGCTCGTCGCCACACATATTGATAACTATGGCTAAAAACAAAATGCCGCCTCAACTTCTTGAGCACTTCAAGAAGAAAGAAGCAAAGAACGAAGACGGCACTGATATGAACGATAAAGAAAAACATAAAGCTGCTCTAGATAAAGCCCGTAAATATCAAGAACAAAAACGTAAAACCAAAGAGTAAGCTAGTATTCAGTAATAGTCTGAATACTCGTTGTGCCTTCTTATATTCATTTAGCTCATCGTCGCAACGCTCGGGCTGCTTCTCGTAAGTTCCAAGTCAAACCGACAAATAATTCTGAGCTGCTTAAGAAAGCCAGAGAAGACTTTGGTTTTTTCTGTGAGTATGTAGCCGATAAACCTCCTGCTCAACACCATAAAGATTGGCATCGCCACTTCGTTACTAACGAGGACAGCAGCTGCCTGATTAAAATTGCTGGGCCCAACATTGATCTGCTTGCCCCCCGTGGTTCAGCCAAGAGTACCGTCCTGGGCCTGTTAACTGCTTGGGCTATTGGTATTCATACAGAAGCCAAGCTTCCTCTGCAGATTCTTTATCTTTCTTATACGGTTGATATTGCACGTTCTAAATCCGCAACTATCAAACGCATCATTGAAAGCAAACGATATCAAGAAGTTTTTCCCAAAGTACGTCTTCTCAAAAATGTCACCAGCAATGAATACTGGTCAATTGATCACAAATTTGCAGGCATTGACGTAACTGGCGACGAACAGTTTACGCTCTGCGCTGCAGGTCTTAAAGGTTCGGTGACTTCCAAGCGTTCTCATTTGGTCATGATTGATGACGCTATTAAATCTGCCGCTGATATTGCTAATCCTGATATCAGAAAGATGATGCAGGACAACTGGAATGCTGTGATTGCGCCCACCATGTTTGAAGGTGCACGGGCTATCTGCCTTGGAACACGCTTCCGCCATGACGATATTCATGCCACCACATTCAACGAACAAAACAACTGGACTCAAATTGTTCTCTCCGCCATTCAAAACGATCCGCAAACCGGTGAAGAGTTGTCTTATTGGCCGGATATGTGGTCACTGGATTACTTGAGAGAAAAGAAACGGCAAGCTCCTATTGCCTTCTCATTCCAGTACATGAACAAGATTGTTCGACAAAACGAACTTTCCCTTGCTCCAGAACTTCTTGTTAAAGCTGAAATCTCAACAGAGTTCGACACCCTTGGCGTTGGGGTTGACCTGTCTGCTGGCACCAAAGAAAAGAATGATTACACTGTCATGATTCTTGGCGGACGCATTGGCGACCGCATTCATATTATTGATTACCGTCGCATGCGCGTTATGGGCAACCTAGAAAAACTAGATGCTCTTAAAGAGCTTCTTAATGATTGGTCCATCTTGGGCAAAGATGCTAACAATAATTATTTCCCAACGTATTCAAGTTGTGATATTTGGTCTGAAGCTGTGCAGTACCAGGCTTCTCTTGAGGCTGATTTCAAACGTGTTTGCTTAAATAACGAAGGCCTCTATAACTTAATTTGGCACCCTGTTAAAGGATTCAGGGCAGATAAATTGGCTCGCTTCCGTGGCATCATGGGCATGTTTGAAGATCGCAAAATTATCTTTAATCGTTTCCGTAATTTCACAACAATGTTTGAAGAGCTCACCAACTTTGGCGTTAGTAGCCATGACGACTGTGTTGACGCGCTCGTTTGGTTGGTTAACGGACTTGCAAGGAAAGGACAGCTTCATCTTGATTACTGATTTTAGAATTAGAAAAAAGCATTTTTATCCGTGGGCCCCGAGTATATTGCTTTGGCAATTACGGCTGTTGTTTCCTCTGTTACAGGAGGAACCTGGGTAGCCAATAAAATATTAACGCGTCAAAGCAAAGACATTCAACAGTCGTTTAATTACACCAACTCTCAAAAACGTAGGATTGACATCTTGGAAGATCAAATTAATCGCATGCCTTTGGACTATGTTTTAAAGGTTGATTTCTTAAGAGAGATCCAAGAAATGCATAATAATTTTCGCGAAATTAATAATAAGCTTGATAAGCTAATGGAAAAGCTTTTGTCAAAATGAGTTACATCCTTGAGGTGCAAGAAGACGAAAACGGAGATCAGTTCATCGTCCTGCCTGATGAAGTAATCGAAGATCTTGGTTGGGAAGAAGGAGATCTTCTCAACTGGGATGTACGTGGCAATGGCATTGTGATCAGCAAAGTCAATGACCCTTCTGGTTATGAAGTGTTAGAGGACTAAAATAAAAATAACAAGAGACAACAACATGTATTACGGCGGCGAATCAAACGTACCTGGTGCACCCGGCAACCTGATGGCAGGTGGCCCAAGCTTTGATATTCCTCGCAATCCAGGTGCATTAGGTGGTCGTTCCGGTGAACAACTAAAGCGTTTGTACGAAGGCGGTACGCAACAAAATCAACAACTTAACGATGAGTTAATGAGGCGCGGAATTATGCCTGGCTCTGGCCCGCAACTCCCGCTTTCTTTTGGGGCTCCCGGAGCTATTGGGAATATGGGTGGAATTGCTTCTCAGATTCCGCAAGGTCCCAATACACCTCTTCCGTCCCCAGGTTGGAATCCGGGCATGATCAAAGCCCCAGGT